ATGAGCCGCGCGACTTAAATACAACAGATGTGCCCAAACTATTCTCCTTCGGAGAAACTAATACATACATGTGCGACGAGGATCATGACGCACAAGATGTATGTCAGGATTTACCTAAACGAGAAGAAAAAGAAACCAAGGTAACCAAATCAAGTCGACATATTGACGCAGACAAGGTCGCAAAGGGTGACCAGGATGAAATCAAAGCAGCCGCTAAGGCTGGCGGGCTCAGCGATGAACAAACCGAGTACGTACTTGGGGAAGTGGAAGCGGCCAAAGGCATACAAAACTGGGGTGGATGGCTCAGGACGATGATTGGCAGGGTCAAGCAAGGAGGCTGGAACATGAAGAAACGAAAACCGAGGAATGGCACGATGAGCAATGGATACACGAATTCGAGCAGCCTCAAAGTGACCAGGGGTTACACTGAGACAAGACGAGAGGTGCTGGAGCAGTTCGAGGCACATGCTGACGAGGCGACAGGTCCGGAACTTGGGTACTTTGAAGAATTGAGGGCGCAGCTGCTGCGCAAGGGGAAGGTGTCATGAGTGAAGTAAGCAGAGAGTGGCAAAGAGAGTGGCAAGATGCCTACAGGTGGTTTGTTGATTCAAACTTCATTCACATTATGCGAACAATTCTTTTTCATCACGACATGTCTGGCGAAAATCTAAGGATGACGCAAAAAGATATGACGAAAGAGTTCAAAATACCGAGCAGGAATATAAACCGGGGGCTTGAGATTGGAAAGACGTTTGGGTTAACTGACGTTTTGCGTCAACGTTACTACACCGTGTATGGCCTGACCGAAGAAGGTTTGAAGTTCATGAGAACAATGGATAGCGAAGTGGGGAAGAGCAAATGAATTTAGATAACGTGTGGAAGAAGGACAGTGAGGCCAAAGAGGGCGCGATTGTTCTGATGGAGAGACTTGGACACAAAGAGCCGAGGACTGAAGACTACTCAGAGGCTATTGATTATTTGGCCGACCTGGAGAAGTACAGGATTAAGTTTATGCATTTCTACTACGGCCTATTGGATGGGTCGCTACGAGTCTAAACAAGGAGTATCTATGGCGGTCAGGGTCTACAAGGAATCGGACGACCAAAAGCAGCTGGTAAGCTGGTTTAGTATGCAACACCCAAAGCTGAATGATTTATTCATTCACGTGCCAAACGGTCAGAATGTCGGGCCAAGGGCAGGGGAAAGGTTAAGGAAGATGGGCCTGAAGGCTGGCTTCCCCGATATGGTTCTGTTCGTGGCAACGGAAACGTGGCCGGCGATGGTTCTCGAGATGAAAGCACCCGGGGGCCGGGTCAGTAAGGACCAGGGCAGGGTTATGACGGCGTTAATCGAGCAGGGGTACTGTGTTTGTACGTGTTGGAGCTTTGACGAGGCTAAGAGCGCAATCACGGCGTATTTGTCTGGCGGGCCATGTTAGGCGTGATAATATGTTAGGTGTGTGATTTGATGGCACACTACAAGGTTTATAAGCTAAAGAGGATGGACTATGTCCAATGCGAACAAGAAGTTTAATCGGGAATATGAAGGTCTTTTGAAGGAAACATTAAAGCAAGGAAGAAGTGTCGCACGATTCTGCGCGGATATCGAGGTCTGCAAGCAAACTTTTTATCATTGGATTGAAAACTATCCATCGTTCAGAGAAGCGTATCGAATCGGACTCACTGCAAGCGAGGCTTTATGGCTTGAGCGAGGTGAAGACAACCTTGCGAATCGAGACTTTAACCATCAAATCTACAATATGCAGCTGGCCAATCGGTTTGGCATCACGAAGAATCGCTCGATTAGAGTGAAGCCCATTTTTGAGAAGAATGCCGCAGGAAAACAGAAGACCGTTATGGAACAATTTGAGACGGCAGCGAGTTCATTTGCGGATGGCAGCATGACGCTTGAAGAATTCAACCTGCTCGCTGATGGCTTTGGCAAGCTTGCCTCAATCAAAGAGCGCGACGAGATGGAAGAGCGCGTAAGGCAGCTTGAAGGGATGATAGGCAATGGCGCAAGCGGTTAACCTAAAGAAGCGGATAGCTGAGATTGAAGAGATGCTAAAGGAGATGGTCAGGGTTGAAATCGTTATCAGAGACTACGACAACAAAGAAATCATCAAGGTGCTCTCAACTGAAGAAGACCCAACCCACAGAATCGTCATTGACATATAGGCCCAGGATTTTCTATGTGTGCTTCATGGACTCAGACCACTTTATGCGTCATGTACTCAAAAAGGGATTTTCCCATTGCTACGTGATTGAGCGACAAGAGTTTATCTATCAAATTTACGACCCAACCCGGAATGGCTTGAATGTCTATATGCCACCTTGCGATGCAGGGCACCCCCTCGTCGAGAATATGATGAAACTTGATGCGAACATGCGCGTACTGAAGGTAACAGTGCAGATTAGGTCGGAAGCTTTAATATTAAAGCCAAAGCCGTTAACATGTGTAACAGTTGCCGAGAATATCATGGGTGTCTGCTTCGGGATGTTGAGGGGTTACACTCCGTATGGTTTTTATAAATTATTGATGCGTAAAAAGCATCCCAACTTAGTGAGCGTGAGGGAATTATGGCTGGAACATTAAAATCATCTAAGAAAGCAGAGCGTAGGGCTGATGAAGCCGCGGCTGCCGACAAGGCTGCAAGACTATCTGCTGAAGAAAGACTTAAGCGTGAAAGAGAGCGTTCACAAAGTCTGTTTATTCGCAAAGTTCGCGCACGTGCTGGTGGTGGATTTTTCTCTTCAGGCACTTCAGACACACTAGGGTAGGTTATGAGCGAAGAAAAAGTACAACAACTTCTCAAGCGGCATGACCGCGCGATGGAGAAAACCGCTCAGTGGCGCGACTTGCTAGATACCACCTATTTCTATGCGCTGCCAAACCGCAACCCCTTTAACAACACAACATCCCGCGGAAACATGCAGAACGAGCAGGTCTATGACAATACGCTTGTTCTTGCGCTGAGAAAGTTCGTTAACCGGATGATTAAAGCATTGCTCCCACCCGAGGTTGACTGGTTAAAGCTAATCCCTGGGCGTGAGATTCCAGAAGAAGACAGAGAAGAGAAAGAACGTGAGCTACAGGCAATCACTGAGACGTTCTTCTTCTACTTGCGTCAATCGAACTTCGACTTAGTTATTCATGAAGCGTTCATGGATATGGCTATTTCAACTGGCGTGATTCAGATTAATGAAGGCGGTGAAGACGACCCATTAATGTTCAGCTCTGTGCCGAGCGACAAGATTGGTTTTGAGTCAGACCAGATGGGCGACCTATCTGCATTCTTCAGAACCTGGCCTGATGTGCCGGTCGACCAAGCTCAAGCAATCTGGAACGACAACCTGAAGATTCCTGCCGAAGCTATTGAGAACAAGAAAGACCCCAAGCTCAACATTAAAGAAATCTCTTACTATGATTTCAAAGAGAAAGTGTATCGCTACTACGTGATTGAGGCTGGAACAAGAACAATCATGCTTGAAGAAGAAATGACTTCTTGGCCGTGGATTGGATTTAGATGGTCTCGCTACCCAGGCGAAGACCGTGGACGTGGACCTGCGCTTGATGCTGTGCCAACGGCTGCGACAATCAATAAAGCAATTGAAGACGAGTTAAAATCCGCTGCATTGGCTGCGAATCCTCCGTATATGGCTTACACAGATAGCATTATCAACCCTTATAACTTTAAGGTTGAGCCGAATGCGATTATCTCTGTAAACCCGGGCGGGACAGAGACTTGGCCTATTGCGCCACTTCCAGGTGGGGGTGATATTTCGTTCAGCGCGTTGGTTGTAAACGACCTGAGAGCCCAGATTAATGAAATCATGATGGCCCAGCCGCTTAATCCACTGCAGAACGGCCCCGTCAGAACCGCAACGGAAGTTGCTGTGACGCAAAATGAGCTCAGAGAAAATGCTGGCGCTGCGTTCTCGCGTGTTCAACGTGAATTGTTTGACCCACTTGTTAAGCGTGTCATCTACATCCTCAAGAAGAAGGGATTGATGGCTCCAGTGACTATTGATGGTAGAGAGGTTGCGATTTCATACTCAACACCACTCTCTGTTTCTAAGGACACAACCGACGTTCAAACATTTGTTGAGTTTTATCAAATCCTGGCGGGCATGTTCACGCCTGGGATTGCGATTAACTTGCTTGACGCTCCGAAGCTTCCAAGATGGATTGGCTCGAAGCTGAACACACAGCTTGATTTGATTAAAGACTCAGACCAGGTTGAGGCCCTAATACAGCAAGCACTGCAAATGGCAGAAGGTGCGGCAGAGCAACAGCAACCAGGCCCTCAAGAGCCAGGCGCAACAGATGTTTTTTAGGTAAGGAAGGAAGACTTTATGACCGAAGATGAAAGAAAGGCGTTTCAGGCGCAGCAGCACGCGAAAATGATGCAGAAGGAAGAGTACTTCAGAGGGTTGACGTACGATGTATTCAAAAAGGGAACACCTGGAGAAAAGTGGTTGGATCTTGTTCGCGAATCTTTTGTGTTTCGCTTGCCTGTTGCTGATCCATCAAAGGATGCTAACTCGGCCTTCTTCAGAGAGGGTGCAAACTCGTTCATCCGGAATATATATACGACACTAGAAGCGCATGAGGCGAAGATGAAGCAGAACAATGCTGGTGGTGAAGTATGATGAACTCAGAAGAGGTGCAGGCAGCACCAGAAGTACAAGAGGCTACGCCAGATGTCCCTGAAGGCAATGGTTTATTTGATTCTGTTCAGCCTGTTGCTGAGGGCGAGCCAAGCCAAGCACAGCCAGAAGGCCAACCCAGTGAGTGGCAGTGGGCGGAGGGCGTCAACGGCCAGGGAGATAAGCCGGAATGGCTGCAAGGGCGATACAAGTCAGTCTCTGAGCAAGCCAAGGCATACACTGAGCTTGAGAAGCGCTTAGGTGAAATCAAAGGTGCCCCGAAAGATGGGTACGACTTTGAGAGCATGGAGGGTGTAGCCAAAGATGACCCGCTTCTTCAGCATTTTAGTGAGACATTTAAAGAGTTGAACTTAAGTCAGGCTGGTTTTGAGCGTGTTGCGAATGAGTTTGCACAGATTCAAACAGCAATGAATAAAGAGCAGACAGCTGAAGAGCTTAAAAAGCTTGGGCCCAACGCTAAGCAAGTCGTCTCTCAAGCAAGTAACTGGATTGATAACACGTTTAACCCTGAGGTCTCACAGACAATTAAGTCGTGGATGGCAACCGCTGAAGACATCAATGCGCTGAATGCAATCATGGCGTTTCAGCCGAAGTCGAACGTTCCAAGCTCCGAGGGCTATGGTGCGCAGCAGCCTGAATATGAAACATCAAAAACTGTCATTAATGAGAAGACGCAGAACTGGGGCAAATACCAGGAAGATGTGAACTATCGAACATCAGTGCAGAACAGGCTTCAAAACGCGATGAAAAGAGAGGAACAGCGTAAAAAGTAACGTTGAATTCTGAGCTATAGATGCTAGAATAGATGTAGATTCAAGATCCGTTTGCGCGGGTACTCTTGTCATTAATTGCTAATGATTTGGCCCTGCGCACTTCGGGATACTCCTACCGGACCCCACCAAGAAACGCGACAGGATACCCAAAACAAAGAAGCAAAAAATAAACATATTTTTTTGTATTTGTTAGGAGATATCACATGTCTGTGAATTTACCCAATGTAGCCATTACCGATTTTGCGAGTGATGTACACGCAGAATTTCAATCACGTGGCTTTAAAACACGCGACGCTATCCGTATTCGTAATAACGTTGTCGGCGAAACTGTTCAATTTCCTAAGTCTGGCGAAGGCTTAGCTCAACAAAAAGCTATCCAGGCTGATGTTGTTCCAATGAATGTTACCTACACACCTATCACTGTAAATCTTCAAGATTGGCATGCGTCTGATTACTCAGATATCTTTGCTCAACAAGAAGTTAACTTTGACGAGAAAATGGAACTAGTTAGAACTTCTGCTATGTCTATCGGTCGTCGTATGGATCAGATGACAATCGACGCGCTTGATGCTTCTGGCACAGTGAACACAATTGTAGATGGTGGTACTAACTTCACTTACGCTAAAGTTCGTGACGCTATCTCTCAGCTTCACCAAAACAACGCTGGCGACAACGGAATCTACGCTTTGATTTCTGCTGAAGCTGAAAAGAAATTACTTGATGAAGAAAAACTTACATCATCTGATTTTGTTAACTCTCGCGTTATCGAAAATGGCGGCTTGTCTGGCTTGAAACTTGCTGGTGTTAACTGGCGCGTTCTTGGCAACATGACTGAAGGCGGCTTAACTAAAGTCGGCAACATTCGTTCTTGCTACATGTGGGACAAAATGTCTGTTGGTATGGGTATCGGTATCGACTTCCGCACTGAAATTAACTATGTACCTGAAAAACTCAGTTACCTTGTTTCTAGCTTGTTCAAAGCTAACGCGGTTGCTATCGACGCTACTGGTATCATTAAAATCGACATCGACGAAACAGCTTAAGGAGCATCATCATGACTTTTGCAATAAATAGTTTTAATAACGTGTCTTCTGGTGCTGCTGCTGGCCCACGCTTGTGGTCTTACGGCTCAACAACAGACACTCTTGCAACCATTACTGCTGCTGATTACTTCTTGGCTGTCTTTGGCTCTTTGAGCGTTGACGACCAAATTTATGTTGCTGCATCTGATGGAACAGGGACTTTTAAAGTTCTTGCTGCGTCTTCAACAACAGTAACATTGGGCGAGTCTGTTGGCTCTGTCTCTGCTGCTGTGACTGTAACTTCTGCTGAACTTTTGGCATTGCGCGCTGCTCCAAAAACATTGGTTGCCGCTCCTGGTGCTGGAAGAATGCTTCTTTTAGAAAGCGTTGCTCTTCAGTTAGATTACAACACAACTCAGTACACAGAAACTGCTGACAACATGGCTGTTAAATACACCAATGGTGCTGGCGTTGCTGTTTCT